ATTCCTTTGCCGACAATGTCGTTAGTTTCAAGAAAGTGACAGCGGCTACGGCGGGGGTACCCTTTTTTATTTTTTTGGAATTATATTTTATATTCATGTAGATTACCTCCAACTACATATATTATATATTATTATAATATAATAAGCGTGTAATGGGAAATAAGCAACAAGAAAACTTAACACCAAAACAATTATTATTCTGCCAAGAATACATTAAGGACCTTAATGGAACACAAGCAGCAATTAGAGCAGGTTACAGTAGAAAAACAGCATGTGAACAAGCAGCACGATTGTTAGCAAATGTTAAGGTTCAAAATTGTCTTGCAAAAATTATGGAAGAAAAGCAGGACAAACTCATTGCCGAACAAGACGAAGTGTTACAAACTTTAACACGTGTTTTAAGGCGTGAAGAAACTGATACAGTTGTGGTTACATTAAAAACACACCAAACCCATTATGACAAGAATGGTAAAAAGGTTGTGAAAGATGCAGAGTCCCCGGTGACTGTGCCAATACCAACTAGAATTAGTGATGTAAATAAGGCTGCTGAATTGTTGGGTAAAAGATATGGTTTATTTGTTGAAAAAGTCCAAAACATGAACCCTCCACAAATAATTGATGATATTCCACAAGACCCCACCCAAAACATAGGTGATTAGTTTGCTATATAATCAAGCACAACCGGTAGTCCAATTAAGCAAGGTTTTAGCCCCTGCTTTTTTTAATGTTCATAACTATATTAAAAATGGGATTTATAGTGATTATTATCTAAAAGGTGGGCGTGGGTCCTGTAAGTCCTCAACACCAAGCATTGAAATAGTTAATGGCATGATGGCTGACCCATTGGCAAATGCTATGTGCATAATGAAAGTAGGCACAAGTATAGAAACCGGTGTTTTTAACCAAATACAATGGGCAATAGATATTTTGCAAGTAACACAATATTGGAAATCTAACAAAAATAACCACTCATTTACATATTTACCAACAGGGCAAAGGATTTATTGTAGGGGTTGTGATGACCCTAGTAAATTCAAATCTGTTAAGTTGGTAAGTGGTTATTTCAAATACCAATGGTTTGAAGAGTTAGATGCCTTTGATGGCATTGCTGAAATAAGAAAGGTGCAACAATCATTAACACGTGCAGGTTTGAAAAGGGCTATAAGATTTTATTCATACAACCCACCACAAACTGTTGACCATTGGGTTAATAGATTTATTATTGACCTACAAAGCAATATTGCAAAAGGCATTGTAAAAAATACATTGGTCCATCATAGCACCTATCTAACTGTTCCAAAAGAATGGTTAGGTGAACAATTTATTGAAGATGCCGAACAATTAAAAAAGACAAACCCAAGGGCTTATGAACATGAGTATTTGGGGGAAATTACCGGCACAGGTGGTCAAGTATTTGCCAATGTTAAGGCATTAAACATGACACAAGAAATAATAGACACTTTTGGCTATGTTTACAGAGGTTTGGATTGGGGTTTTGCTGTGGACCCAACTGCATCACATGGCGTTTATTATGATAGAAATAAAAAAGACTTATATATTTTTGATGAAATATATGAGTATGGCATATCTTATGACCAACTTGCTAACTTAATTAGGCAACATAACCCAAATAACATGCTTATAAGGGCTGATTCTGCCGAACCTAGGAGCAACAGTGAATTAGTAAGTAGGGGATTAAATGTTACCGGCGTAAAGAAAGGTCCGGGTAGTGTTGACCATGGTATTAAATGGTTACAATCTCTAAACAATATCTTTATTGACCAAGTTAAATGCCCAAATGCTTATAGAGAGTTTGTTGGTTATGAGTATGAACAAACAAAAGATGGTAATTTCAAAAGTAGTTACCCAGATAAGAACAACCACGCCATTGATGATGTGCGTTATGCACTAGAAGATATAATACAATCTAATGGGGTAGGTCGAATAAATATTAAAAGATAGGAGTTAATTATGCTTAACGATTTAAGTTTTATACAACCAAACAAGATTTTTCCACCTGTTTGCGAAACAGAACGTTTGCAAAATTATAAAGATAATTTACTTTTATTTAATGATAGCACATACCTTGTAAGTAAAAAGGAGTTCAAGGATTCCAATCAAAGAATTATTAGAATATTGAACGATTACTCGGATATTATTGGCTACCCAATAGATTTGAATTATCATAAATTAACAAGTGTTTCAATTGCAGATTTAGTTTGTGGTGAACAACCTACAATTAAGTGTGAGAAAGATAAGAATTTTGAAAAATTAGTTACCTCTGTTGACTTTTATAATAAAATTAGACAATGGGTAATTGATATTTCAAGACAAGGTGATGCTGTTTCTCGTGTTTATTCACAAGAAAATAAAGATGGCAGTGGAGCCCCAGCAGTGGCTGTTGTGCAACCATCAAGCCTTTTTAAGGTTGTTGATGTGGATGATAAAGACCATTTACTTAACATAGTCCTTGCCACACCTGTTGAACTAGAAGATAGCACCGAAGAAAAACCAAAATGGGAATTAAGAGTGCAAATTCACTATGAGGGATATTACATAAAAAAAATATTCAAATTAGAACCTATCCCAAAAAACCCTAATTTCAAGTTGCCAAGTGGAAGAACAAACCTAGATTTGCAAAGGTTTATTATTAAACAACAAATAGGCAAAGATGAAGAGGTTAAAACAGGCATTAGTGATTTTGCAGTAAGGTCAATGCACCAACTTGTAACAAGTGATAGTTGTTATGGGCATGATGATTATTCTAGCCTTGACCCAATATTGGCTGAAATTTGGGCTAGATTAGGGCAAATTGCTATTATTCTAGATAAACACACAAGACCAGATGTTTATGCTGCTTTAAGTGCATTTGAACAGAATAGCAGGGGTGAATGGCAACTCAAAGTAGGCGGCGGAAACACTTATGCACTTAACCAAGGTGACCCAATTCCCGGTTATTTAACTTGGGATGGTCAATTAGTTGCATGTTTTAATGAATTAAACCTCTTATTTGAACAACTTTATAAGGTTAGTGAAATGGGTCCAATTTATGAGGCAGCAGGCAAAAGTACCAATATTGCTTGGGAAACCATGAAAGCAACATTTGTAAAGCCATTAGCAAAGGCAAGGCGTATAACAAATGATATTACAAATGAATTAAAGAAAATATTATCTTCTGTTGCACAGTTGAATGGGCAAAAGATTGAGCCAGAAGATATAACTATTGATTGGTATGATGGCTTGCCAAACGATGAAAAGCAAGAAATTGAAAAAGCAACTATGAAGATTAACGCCGATTTAAGCACTCCAGAACAAGAAAATGTGGATAGGTTTAACCTAACACAAGAAATGGCAAAGGAGATTGCTGAAAAAGTCGATGAAAGAAACTCAAAAAAGCAAGCATCTATGTTTGGTGGTTTTTCAAGCCCAACACCTAATGACGATGAGGGTGAATAATGAAAAAAAATCCTATTAGCACCAAATATGAACCCTTGCAAGAAAGTTTGGTTAAAAAGGTTGGTAATCTTAATAGGAATGTTTACAAAGCAATTCAAAAAGCCAATGTTCAAAGTGCAGATGAGTTATTGTATTTTATGGGTGCCTACATAGCAGTTGAGTTTAACAACATAAGAAAGACAACAAGCAACTATTTAAGTGTGGTTAAAGAAGATGTTAAGGAAATATCAAAAACACATGATTTAAGCCCAAATAAAGCCCTTGTAAATAAAATGCAAAGCCAAACCTATATAGAACTAAACTCAAACCTTGTTTGTGCTGAAAAAGAACTAATGCAACAATTCAAAAAAACAATTAAGCCTTACAAACAAGCACCAACACACATTATAGATGTTAAAAAGGCATTACAAAATGAATTTATAAGCAATGGTGGTGTTGGGGTTACATATAGAAATGGTGCAAAAATGCCATTAGATAAATATTTTATGATGGCAACAAGAACAGCAAGGAACGAAACACAAAATGCCACAGCAATAGATAATGCTATTAAACTCGGCACTGATTATGTGTTTATGGCACCAAACCATAGTAGTTGTAAAACATGCTCAACATTGGGTAATAGGATTTATTGTATTAGTGGTAAAGACCCCAATTACCCAAGCGTTTATGATGTTTTATTCAAAAATGGTTATACTTGCATACACCCACATTGTAGGTGCATGCTAAGACCATACTTTATGGAAAACCATACTAAAAAAGAAACTTTGGAACTGCAAAAGGCTAGCAACAGAGATTATGAACTAGACCAAAGAACAGAAATCCAAAGGCAACAATATCAAAATGCTCAAGCATTTAATCATAGGGTTTGGGATGCAACAAAAGAATACAACAAAGCAAAGGTTGAACTTGGCAAAGATTTACCTAGCCAACTAAACACCTTGCCCAAATTTAGAACTGCACATGCAAAGAAAACACCAAGATATGTTGAAATTCACAAAACCTTACAGGCTGTTGATAAATTGCCAAACAGCAAACCAATTGCCATAACTGAAATAAAATCAAATGCTTATACTGATTTACCATTTCCAATGAAAACCACGAATTTAATTATTACCCAAAAACAATATGAAAGACACATTGCCCCGGGTAAAAACACGCATAATGATTTTTATATGGAAATTAAAGACCAAATTCCTAGCATAATAAACAACCCGGATTATATTTTTAAGGATAATAAAAATAAAAACACTATCTTGGTAATAGGTAAAGCAGGTAACAAAAATGCTTGCTTGGTTATAAAGGTAAGCACAATTACAAGCCGATTATCTAACACAATACTAACAACATATCAAATTGGCAATAAAAGATTGCAACAAATGGTGAAAAATAACACAGTGCTTTACAAAAAATAATGCTTGTGTTATAATTTCCATGATGGCTAGGTAGAGAAATGTAGCATCTACACACCCATTGGGTTAAAAGAGACGTGGGAGGGGCTACACCCACAGCCATCACCATTTTAACAACACAAGGCAATTTGCAACCGGCAAGTTGCCTTTTTGTTATATACAATAAAAAAAAGGAGGAACTATGACAGTATTGATTATTATTTTAGTGGTTTGCAACATTGTTATGATTGCCGGGCTAATTGGCATTTTCATTGTCGCTAATAAAGATGAGTCAAAAGAAAAGAAAGACCTTAAACATGACAAAGATATATTATCACAACAATTTGCATTTACTGCAAAATACTTGTTTGACCTACTTAATAGCAAACTAATCAAATACAAAGGCAAAATGTTTGAGGTTAAGCGTGTAAATATATGCTCATCAAACAATAATGCCATATTGGTTGAACTTGTTGACAAAATTGGTTTTACAAAAGTTGTTGACATAAAAGATTTAACTATAATCGAAAAAGAATAATTTGGGCAAAAACGCCTATTATTTGCCCTACCGTATGGCATAAAACTAGGATTGAAACCACACTTGCTTGGTATGATTAGCAAGCCATTACCGGAACCACCGGAATAAAAGGAGTATGTTATGGATAATAACGAAAAGAAACAAACCCTAGCAGATGTATTAAGCGGTGTGCTAGGTGCCGACTTTGATGCTGAAAAATTAAAAGCATTAGAGAGTGGCGTAAACGCTTATGTGGGCAAAACTACTGTTCCAAAACCTGTGTTTAATAGTAGTAATAACAAACTAAAAGAATTACAGGCAAAATTGGCAGAAAGAGCCGAAAAGCAAAAAGGTGCCGAAGAATGGAAAAAGCAACTTGATGAAAAAGATGCTGAATATCAAAAGCAACTTAAAGCAAAGGATGATGCCTTTAATGATTATAGGCTTATGCAAGCCCTTAAAGATGGCAAGGCTAAAAATCCAATAACTGTTAAGGCTTTGTTAGACTGTTCAAAACTCACTTTTGATGCTGATGCTATTGGTGGACTAGATGAACAATTGGCTGAAATCAAAAAAGACAATGGCTTTTTGTTTGATATTCCTGCAAATAGTATTAAAAAGGGTGCAGATTTCCCGGCTAATTCTACTAATCCTAGTGAACAAACCAAATCTGCAAAAACAAATGTTATATAGACAAATAGTAGGAGGATAAAAATATGTCTAGAACAAGTGCAATTAGTATTTTTGAAGATGCCGAAAATACACAAGCAAAATTAAATGAAATACAAGCAGGCGTCGTTGAAAATTTGCAAAAAAGTGGTAACTCTTTCAAATTCAAATCACAAAATTCAAACCTTGATGAAAAAGCAGGGTCTTACAATTTTAAGCGTTTTGTAAATAGCGAAGAGAAAGATTATGGAACTGCTAGAGCAGCAGGTAAAGGAGACAAAATCCAAGCACCTGAAATCACTGTAAACCTTGATAAAGACAAGGAAATTGTTGAAGAGGTAACCAAAAAAGATGCAGAAAGATTTGGTCTTGATGCCTCTGTTATTAGCCTTTTGGACAAAAGAAAAACAAATCACCAATCAACACTTAAAAGAAATATTGAAAAAGATTTCTGGACAGAGGCTTATTTGGGAGCACTTTGTGGTGATGAGTTGAAAATGAAAGGTAAAATTGTAGCCGGTATTTCAAGTGGTGCAAATGCTGAAACAATTGATAGCCAATTAGAAAGTGCTATCATCCCATTGGAAAAAACAGAAAACAAGTTTGTTAATGGTGTTGATAGAGATTTTATTGGTGGAGTATTAGACCCAAATGTTTACAGCAAACTTAAAACAAGACTTAATACATTGCACAATATCAATTTCTCTGTTGAAGATAAAGAATTGACAGGTATAAATGGTGTTGTAATGTTTAGTGAAAATTACTTGCCAAAGAAAGTTGACTACATTATCATGGCAAAAGAATCTGTCGCACAACCTGTTATAATTGATGAATATGATTGTGAAAAAATCCCACTTTCAAATGATTTTGCTGTTGAGTTGTTTAGTTCTCGTGGAACAAAAACACTTGCTGGTGATTTGATTGTTGTAGGTATTACAATCGACGCAACACATACAAAAGTTGTTACAGTTGATGCTTTGCCAACAACTGCTGCAAATGTTGCAACAGATACAATTTACATTGCTACAAAAGCAGTTAAAATTGGCGATGTTGATTATAATGCAGGTGATATGTTTACTGCCACAAAAGATGGTAGCACAGTTACTTGGACTCAATACAATGTTTAATATTTATAAAATGGTAGCGAATTGCTACCATTTTTTATGGCTATTGTTAAGAAACCATAGCAATGGTGCAAGCCCGTTGGTAGCCTAATCAAATTTATAGGAGTTAAAACATGTTAGAAATAGGAGTTAATACATATTGCAAATTGGATGAGGCAAACAAACTTGTAAAAAGCAATTATCCTATTGGTGATTTTGCTGCCTATTGGGCAGGCTTAACCAATGAACAAAAGGAACAATTGTTAATCAATAGCACAGAAGAAATGGAAACCTTACCTGTTGCTGGGGCAAAATTGTTTTATAACCAACCTTTACAATTTCCAAGGAAATCGGATTTTTATAGGTTTAATCAAATACCCAAAGAGGTAAAAGATGCACAAGTGGTTAATGCTGTTGAATCATTGCTTGTTTCAATAGGGGCAAAGACAAGAGATGGCAAAATTTTAACAAGTGCATTTGCAGAACAAAAGTTGCGTAGGTGGACTTGTGGTGGATTTAAGATGGGAGGATTTTAATTATGATTGAGATTGATAGCACACTTTATGATTACCCGGTAACATTAAATGATGAAGAATTTAAGAGTGCAACAGGTATTGACTTAAAAACTGAACTTGGTGCTGAACAAGACGTTGAGGCGAGGGATTGGCTTAATGCTGCACACGAAAATGTTTACAATAGAATCTATAAAATAGGTGGCAAATCACTAAAAGATGGCATTATTGCTGATTATATTGATTACTTGCAAAAACCTATTAAAAGGTGCCTTATAGCAGAATTAAAGTATATGCTTAATGCCAATGGTGATTATGGAGTTGCCGATGGCTCAAATGTTAATGCTGATGGGCAATTAGTGGTAGTTGATAAAGAAAGAATAATACCAAAAATATTGGCACCAAAGGTTGTGGAAATATTAAAAAGTGCAAGACCTAATCTTTTAATGGGTGAGGTATAAGCCAATGAAAAATGAAATAGGCTATAACCTTGATGCCAAACTTTACACATTGGACGATGAATTTATAACAAGCATTAAGTGTAAAAAAAATAGCAAAAGATATGTTAATGGCTCTTTTGTAGGCTCTGGCTTTGCCTCACAAGGACAAACGCTAGAATTAGCCACGAAAGATAAATTACCAACAAATATTAAGGCATCACAAGTAAGGTGTGAATTTGAGGGCGTTATTTACCTTGTAATGGGTATATTTACACAAGATGTTGCACCACTAAAAAATAAACATAGGAAAATTAAAGATACTATTCTAGCATTACAATAAAGGAGTAGTTTATGTTTACATTAAACAAGTTTGGCGACACTTTAATGTCAAATTTAATATTTAATGCACCGGTTAGAACAAAGCCACCTGCTGGTCCAAGTGGATTATCACCATATCCGGGCAATTTAAGACAAAACGGTATTAACATGTATTATATGGGGGCAAACCATATAAAGATTGTTATAGGTGGTGCTCCTGCACCTTATGGACCATATACAGAAACAAGGAGCCATAAACCCGGGTGGATTGCTTGGTGCTGTTCTTACACATCACATCAATTTGCCTTACAATATGGAGGAGTAGTTGAATAATGAATCTACAAGAAAGTTACAGAATAGAAGATTTGGCAAAAGTTTATGAAAATATACTTGGTAGCCCTTATTATTCCATTGATGTTTATAGCAATCTAAAAATAGATGGTGCAGCCATACAAGGAATTATAAAACCCTATCGTAGACCATATAAGTTAAGCAATATCAAGGCTGAAACTGTGGAACTTATATTTGAGTTTTATATAAGTGTAAGAAAAAAACAAGATAAGTTAGACGAATTAAGCACACTATCTAAAATATGTGGGTTGAGAAAGGGAACTTTTACAAGCAATGGCAAATCTTATACATACCATAGTTTTTTAGATTTTGCATCGCCCGCAAATAGCCCAATTGCAGATTTTGGTGATTATACCCAAGTTGTTGTTATTACCGGAACTTGCCTTGTAAGTGAGGCAGATGGTGGGGCTTTGGTTAGTAATGAAATAAAGACCAAATTAACCTTTAATGCTGGAACCGATAAGGAAATATCCGATTTTGTTGAAATATTAAATGTTCAATATGGAGATACAAAACAAACTGAAAGTCCTATATTAGCCAATCAAAACACAGCAAAATCATTTAATAGAGCACAAAATAGTAGTTTTGCATACACAATTTTATTACAAAAAAATAAAGTTGGTAAAAGACTATTAAAGGCTGCAAGAAAAATTGAGCCTTTTGCATTAAATGAAATTGTTAAGGTTACCGATTATTATCCTGCTTTTGACACTGATGGACCATTTAGCAATTCAAATAATTGTATTGTTGCAGGTTGTGATTTTGTTGGGCAAGCAGGGGCATTTGCAACAGTAACATTAACATTGCAAGATGCTTTGCAATTTGCTGACACAGATTATGAAATTTAATTTAGGAGGAACTTATGGCAGAAACAAACATAAATATTTATCTTAAAACTATTGATGATAGCAACGAAACAAACCCACAAGACCCCGGGACAACACCCGAGGCTGATAACCCGATAGAAAACAAAGGGGAGCAAGGTAAAAGTGTAAAAGCATCAACATTAGTTGCTGTTGCTTATATTGGTAAGCAAGCATTATCATTTGCCCAATCAAGTGTTGGTTTTGCCACTAGGGATAACCTAAAACAACAACAAACTAATGCGTTTAATAAATTAGCAATGTTTACAGTAGTTGCCATTAAAAACCCTATTTTAGGCACTGCAATGTTCTTTACAGATATGATTAAAAGTGATATTGAATACAACAGAAATGTTGCAAGAGAATCATTGGCTGTAAACATCAATAGAGAACGTGCAGGCAATATGAATAGGAGTAGATAGTATGATAACAAATATTAAAGTTGAAAAAATAGTTGTTTCATCTGGTGTGCTTGGAACTCGAGTATATACCCCTATTGATATAACAAGTAGAGTTGAAATGCCTATTTTAGACACAAGCCAATTAGATAGTGTTTTAGATACAACTGTTTTAAGTTATTTATCCACAATAAGTGAACCATTAAAACCTTTAAGTAGAATAAAAATAACTATCACAGATACTAAAAATGAAACAACAAACACTGAATATATTTATAGGCTTGTGGAAAACGACCTTGTAGAAAATGTTGTGCAAGGTGCAAAGCCTATTTATAGGCATACATTATCACTTATTGAAATAACTAAACAATTAGAAAGAGTTATTGTTGACAATTTAACATTTACAAATTATCTTGAGGATAATTATGGAACAAATAATGTTATAAAGTTTGTTTCAAACACTTACATTTTAGGTGGGTTTGCTGGTTGGAATAACTTTTTTGTTCAAGCACATTGGTCCAAATTTGGATATGCTAGTGGGTCAAATAGATTTATTGGACCATATAGAATGTTGTATTTGAGTGGTTATGAAAAAGTAGAACAAGGCACAAATGGTGCTTTGTTGGTTGTGGCAAATGACACACCAACCACAGATGAAGATTTGGAAGAGGGTGAAACAATTTTTGACCCAAATACTCAAATCAAGTTGGAAGATGTTACTCCAACACAGCAAAATATTAACATTGGTGATTATGTTAAATATGTTGACCATACAGCAGACAACACAATTTCCACAAACATAAATATGGATATTGAGGTTAAGTATGCAACACTAAACTTTAATGCTTGGATTGGCTGGTGGCATTACAAAACACTTTCATTAAAAGAGTTCACTGTTAGCAAGCCGGATGGAACAAGCCAAACATTATCACAAGATGGAACATTTACTTTTACTCAAAATGGAACATATACTTTTAGGCAATATTATTGCTATAAAAATGAAAACAATGTTACCATGGCTGATGCAGAGTTTAAGTGGACTATTACAGTGGTTAATAGCCTTGCCTTAATACCACAAGAATACACAATTAAAGAGGTAATTGAAAGGTTGCTTAAAGTATGTGTATTAAGGCGAGATGGAATAGAAAATCAACAATATAAACTTGATGAAAACATTGCATCAATTTTAGATAAAAAATTAAGTCCTGAATTTAACTTTACGCAAGGCACATTATTTGAAGCATTGCAAACTATTGGTGAATACATACATGCAATACCTAGGCTTATACCTAGTGTTGTTTACGAATATGATACAGATTCTAATGGGCAAACAATAACCAATAGAAATGATTATACCAATTGGGACACTATTACTTTTGATTTCCTTGGTGGTAATGATTTATATTCAAAAAACAATTATTCACTAATTCAAAAAGAACACCCACTTGATGAGCATGCGAATAACTTTTTGTCTGTTGTTCAAAATGCCACACAAAGCAATTATTCTGGTAAAGCAACAGTTATTGAGCCATTTATGGGTGGTTTTGTTTCTACAAGAACTGAAAGTGCAACATTTGAAATTTCAAACAATGATTGTATTTTTAGAACACAAAAGCCAATAAGGTCGCTTATTTCTGTAAAGGTTTATAGTAAAGGGACCATTAAGGATATAAAAACAAATATAGTAGAAAAATCAAAATATGATATTCTATATAGTTATACAGCCCCGGGTGATGTTTATAACAATAAAGCATTTTTCCTATACTACACCAAAGGTCAAAAAAATATTTATGCGCTAGAATATTTAAGACCAAATCAAAACACACTTGACACTTTTGTCAATGACCATGCAATTAGAAACATATTAAAATTAGATGAAAGTGTTAATTTGGAAACATATATTAAAGATTTGTCTGTTCAAATTGAATATATACCATTTCAAGATTTTAAGGTTAAGCAATATAGGGTAAACTATGACACCAAAGAAGAGGATTGCTCTTTGTTCTACAACCAACAATCGAATTCTGTTGATGTTGAAAGTTATGGCGAAAGCATGAAAGGTGCCATTATGAAAACCGGAAATGCCAAAGTCATAAAAACACAATACTTTGAACATTTAACAGATGCCCCACATGTTGGAGTTGTTACACGTGATGATTATTATGCTTTTGTGGTTAATAGAGAACTTGTTACTAATACACCAATAAAGGTTACAACACAATGGAGTTATAAATACAATGAATTAAATGCCTTTACTGCTGTTAAAAAGACTATTAGGCAATATGAAATTAGCGAAGAAGAAAGTGTTAATAGAAACCCGGATTACCAAGAATTTTGTCTTGTTGATAATGATTTAGATGTCGCAACATACATAGGTGATGATGTTTCTGCTGATTTGAAATTATACATCAAAAACACATTATCAACCCTTGGCTTTGCAACAAATAAAATGCTAAACTTATTATCCAACAAACTATCTAATGGCAATCAAACAAACAAGCAAATAACCTATGCAATTGTTAAAACCATTGGTGTTAATAGGGCTGGGGCAGAAGAAACACATTGTTTTCTATTGCCTGTTTCGTGTTTTCCTTTTGGAAACTCCATTGTTTTACATTTTGCAACAGATGATAATTATAGTGCTGCCACCTATGCTGAAAACCCAAGCAATGTAAATGATAAAGCCACAAATTCATTATCATTAAACTCTTACTGTATTGAAGAATTTATTAAATACTCCAATGAATTTGGAAGATTTGACAAATTAGCAGTTATATATGGTAGCGATAACCCCATAACTGATTTTGATAACAATATTGTGGCAAATAGCAAGTATTTGTATAAGGTTGATGAAAACAAAATAAATACAAATTCTACACTTATTAACTATTTTACTAACCCATTTAACATAGATAAAGACAGTAGGGAAAAAATAGGTTTAACTGTTCAATTAAACTTTATTACATCACCAACAAATCAATCAATTATTGGTAAAGCATTAAATTTTTCATTGCCAATAGTAGGTGATGCAAAAACCACATATAAAATGGCAACATTTACAAAAAGACCTAATAAGTTTGAAGATGTTGTTGAGGCAAATACATATCAAATTATTGGTAACCCAAGTGCAACAGTTAATGATGATTACAAATATATTAAGGTTGAACCTATCACTGCTTTGACAAAATCAATTGGTTATGGTATAATTGACAATAATAATAGGTTGGTTGCATATTTTGACCAAGAGTTAAATGTTGGTAGCCAATCAAAACCAATATATTTTATGTTTAGGAAGTATTAAAATGAAAAAGAAAGTTGTGTTAAGTGTTTTTAGCGGTTTAATTCTTATAACAGCCATATTGCTTGTTGCCTTATTTTCGGCTCCAATTTTCTATAACACCAAATATGATGTTATAGATAATGACAGGCTTTTAGTGGGGACTGTTGAGTTTGGTAAAGATGGAATGGCAACCATGATAGGGAATAGGGACACAGGTTTTGATGTGGATTTTACACAAAAATACTTAATTTCTAATGGTAAAATTTATTTATTAGACAATTCAAGTGGTGGCACAACATTTTCAAGTGATACCTTTCAAATCAAAAGTAAATTTAGCATTGTTGCAAGCGACTGCACCTTGACCCCATGCGGGGGGGGGGGTAACAGCCTTTCTTTTACTGATAATAACTAATGCTGTTGCTGTTGTTGTGGTGGCTGGCATAACACTTTCTTATTTTATTAAAAAGCATAATAAAAATAGAGAAAATGTAGCCTAAACAATACAAAAATACAATTAAATAAATAATTAAGAACAATCCTCTGGGTTGTTCTTTTTTATAAAAAATTTATCAAAAGGAGGCAAAATTATATGTTTAATGTTTGTGTGGGTAAAAAACAGACTTAATTGTGATTTTACCTCAAAAAAATTTTATAAGGAGTAAAAAATGAAACTAATTTTTAATAGTAATGGCGATTTGGTTATCAAGCGTGGACCGGCATTGTTTCGTGGTAGCAAAGGTAAAAGTTATATATTAGTAAATTGGGCTGAAAACCAAGAGCCTAGCATACCATTGGTTAGACTTTGTGCTGATATAAACATTACTTACCCGGATAATACCCAAAGTGGCTGGCAAACAATGACACCAAATGCCAATAATGACAAAGGTTTTTATTACAAAACCCAAGCAAAAGACCTCGAACAAGAGGGCGATGCTATTGTTAATGTTAGAATTTATGACACACAAGATGTTACTTATGGAACAGATGGCGAAACAATTACAGGTATTAGTGAATATTTGGTTACCGGTTCTGCCAAAATCGTTGTTAAGGGTGGAACTGTTGCTCAACCTACATATATTAGTGATGCCGATATAAATTCTATTAAGGCAAGCAATACAGAATTGCACTCTTTGGCATTTAAGAAATTTGATGTAACTGAAATTGATAGCGAGGTTGTGGATTATTCTTTGGATGGCTATAAAACACCAAATTCATTGTTCTACAACTATGAACATGAGGTTATAACAGAAAAATTAACAAGTGGTAATGAAAAAGACACCGTTACAGGCACATTACATGTTATGACTTTTGAGAATACTGATAATAAGGTATATCAAACAGAAACATTATTTGCAAAAGGCAAATCATGGATAAGATGTTTAATATTTAAGCACACTTATGCTGATGGTATTGATTATTTCACATTGCAAGGTGATGCTGCTGATTTTGACCTTTTAGGCTATGGAACAACAGGTCCAAGAGGTTTGCAAGGACCTCAAGGTGTTCAAGGAATACAAGGACCAAAAGGTGATATTGGTCCCCAAGGAAAACAGGGAGTGCAAGGACCTCAAGGTCCACAAGGGGAAAAAGGTGACACCGGCGAAAAAGGTGCATCTGGACCCCAAGGCATACAAGGTCCACAAGGTCCACGTGGTCAAGGTATGAGTTTTGCTAGAATCTATAAAAGCATTGATGAAATGATGGCTGATTATGAGCAAGCAACAAGTGATGGCATTATGCTTGGCGACTGTGTTATTGTTATACCGGAAGATGAAGAGGGCAATCCATTAACAACTAGCGATGATTATGGCAAGATTTACATAAAAGCCGATGAAAACAAAAAATTTGTTTTTGCTGGTTTATTTACAACCGGTTTACCTATTCAAGGTGAGCAAGGTCCTAGGGGTGAACAAGGCATCCAAGGTCCACAGGGTCCAAAAGGCGACCAAGGTGAACAAGGCGTGCAGGGAATACAGGGCATCCAAGGTCCACAGGGTGAAACCGGACCACAAGGACCACAAGGACCCCAAGGCATACAAGGTCCACAAGGTCCACAAGGACCACAAGGCGAAAAGGGCGAAAAAGGCGATGCTGGTGGTGAAAAAGGTCCAAAAGGGGACAAGGGCGATATAGGTCCTGCTGGTGATAGTGATAAATGGGTTGATTTAGGAACATGCACAATATTACCGGAAGATTGGACTTACAATGAACTAAAAGAGTGTTATGAATACAGATATTACAATGAAAAAATAACTGATGCAATAACGCAAAGTATTTACGCAATTTACACTGTTGCAACAGAAAAGAATATCATAGCAAACAACATTGTTGTTTATGGTGAAATTGAAAGCATTGTCGATGAGGGTAAAGTTTATAATGTTATAAGGATTGATAAAATACCTACATTTAACTTTGTTTTAAGAATTTATAAACTCAATACTGCTGTTGATACTGATTTTACTTATGGTGTAATAACTGCCGGCAAAATTAAATACACAACAGAATACAATGTTGAGGAAATGTTGGATTTATTGAGCAAAAGCAAGGTTGATAAGGTTGAGGGTAAGGGTTTAAGCCAATTTGATTATAGCCTTGCAGAAAAAAACCAAAACTTGCAAAATAAAAACGATATAACCCTAATTCAAAACACATTAAAACTTATTGCTAATGGTGGACAAACTGTTGGGAAAGCAGCATTTGCAACAAGTGCAGCAAGCGCACAAGATGCTGTCAATGCAGAAAATGCAAAAACAGCAGATTTTGCAAAAAGATGTGATGTCACTAACATAACTAATATCCAAAACATTTTACAAAAAGTTGCTGTTAATCTAGGTGTTGAGGACTTTTCAAAGGTAATTAAAGTTGATAGATGGACCAATGACTTTTTGTGGTGGGGCTCTACAAAACACTATAATTGCCCACATCATTGGCACACATTTGTTATTGGTAATATAAGGGTTGTTTATGGTTCAATTGATGCACTAGAACAAAATTATAATACTTACATTGATTGGGGTAAACAAATGTTCAAAAATGCAGGTTTAGATGGCTATGTTATTATTCCAAGTTTTACGACAGAAACAAGGGGTGATGATAGGGGTATGGATGAACCTTGCCATGTTAAAACCAAAGGGACAAGTGGTTTTACAATTTATAATTCAAATGGTTATGTTGTTACAGGAACATATATTGCCATTGGTGAAAAGGCATAGGAGGGTATTGTTATGAATGGTATATTTGGAAATACAAGGCAAATTGATTTGTCTGTAATAAAAGATATTCAATTTGATGGTAAAAGCATAATAAACAATGTTAAGGTTGCTGAATTAAAAACTGTTCTTGAGCAAGGGTTAGACAATTTAAGCAATTATTATAGCAAAGATACAACCTATACTAAAACAGAGGTTAATTCTTTAATTGCTAGCAAACAAATTTATAATATAGTCACAGCATTACCAACAACAAACATAAGCCCATCAACAATTTATCTTGTAAAAAAAGTAAATGATAGCGATGAAACTGATACAGATTCTTATGATGAATATATTTATATTCAAAATAAATGGGAACATGTGGGTAGTTTTGAGGCTGATTTTTCTAATTACTACACAAAGGCTGAAACCAATACAGCCATTGCAAATGCAAAAAGTGATTTGACAGCCCAATTTGAAACATTGCAAACAAATGTTACAGCATTATCAACAAAAGTTGGCTCAATAGATGATGTTTTGGATGCTATAAATGGTGAGGTGGTTTAATATGGGAAAAACTAGCGACAAATTAAACTATCTAAACACCACAAAAACACAAATATTTCAAGCAGTTAGAAATAAAGGTGTAACAGTGCCAACAAATACAACTTTTAGGGGTATTGTAAGCAAAATAAATGCTATACCTGCTATGGTTATAGGTGGCGGAAATGCAACCAATGAAATTGATTTAATATTAGTTGGTGGATATGGTTCAATAAACACCAATGAAATTGAAAATTTTATGAATGGTAAATACATGTATAAAAGGAGCAATTAAATATGGGCAAAACACTTAATGATTTATATGCCGGGATTTATGATATTGCTAGGGTTGTCACACAAAAAGGTGGAACTATAAACTCAAGCAACATAAGTCCATCATTTGAAGATATAAAAAATGGTATAAACTCTATACCTTACGCACCAACAACACTTAATGGTGTTGCAAATGTGGTGTTGGCTGAAATGCCAAATGTTACAATTAAAATGGAAACAGAGTCGGGAGTATTGGTAGATTCTAAAACAACCAATGCAACTAATGGTGGCTCTGTTTCTTTTAGTGTTACGACTTATGGTAATTATAGATTTACAGCCTATGATAGTGAAAATAACCAATTGTGGACCAAGTTGTTTGGTGTTCCAAGTGGTGGTATTTATAACTGCAAGGTTGGTAAACCATTTGCTGATTATACCGATGAAGAGGTTAATAAAGCAGCAAAAAACGACTATGCAAAAATTATGTGGTCTGTTGAAGATGAAAGAACTACAACTATTATGGGAACTAGCAAAAAAATTCATATTGCAGATTTTAATCATTACAAAAAAACCGATGGAACCGGTTATTGTGGTTTGGTTTTGGAAATGAACGATTACACGAGTTCAAGTTATAAGCATAATAATACCAACGACAACACAATAGGTTGGGAGGGCTCACTTATTAGACAAAATGGTTTGGCTGATGGTGATTATTATTATACTCGAGCAACAGTTGATGAAACAACAACAGGAACATACTATGCTTATGATGAATTAACAAATGTTTGGAATGAAAAAACATTGCCTGCCGACTATGATGCAGAAGAGTATTATTACACAAGAAATACAAAAAGTGGGGATGGTGCATTTTTAACAGGGATACCCGCCTTTAAGGATTATATTGTTCAAGTTGAAACTGCAACAGCAGATGCCGGCTTAAAATACAAAAAAATCATCATTTCAAAAGATAGGGTGTTTACACCAAGTGATGGTGAGGTTTTTGGCAATAGTAAAAGATATTCATCAAGGTATAGCCAATATGAAAAAGAGGGGCAACAACTTGATTATTATAAGAACAATTACAGTGATGGCAAAATAAGGTCGAGCACCAGTTGGTGGTTGCGTTCCCCTTACTCGGGCACCGACACTGGTTTCTGCTGTGTCTCCAGCGGTGGGTATGTCAGCTACAACGGTGCGAGCGACACGTACTGTGTGCGCCTTGTCTTCTGCCTCTAATCTAAAAATCACAATGGCGGAAGCCATTGTATAAAAGGGAATTATTAAAATGGGTGTGTTATTAGCAAAAAGAAAAGAGAGTTTATCTCTTGCAGAAATTAAAGCAATTGAACTAGAAACACAAATTGCTAAACTAGGTATAAAATTACCACAAAAATATAATCGCTATGGAACTGCTAGGGCTTATCAATTGTCAAGTGAAATAATGGATGATATTACAAAAGGAAATCACCTATATTTTGCAAAAGACCATATTGAAAATTATCAAGCAAGGCAAGATTATTTTAACAATGCGATAAGCAAATTACATTGTTTGGCTAGCCATGTTACATTTTTATGTGAATTAGTCGACCCTAATCTTGATATTTCACAAGAAGATGTTAAAAATCAACAACAAAGCAATAATGCTAATGTTGATAACAATAAGCCAAAACCTAAAAAGATAAAAATTAAACCAAAAGATTGGTATAAAATTGCAAATCTAATAAACGAGTGTATGGCTTATGTTAAAAAACTTAAAGATAGCGATGTAACAAGAATGGAAAGTTTTATATCAAAAAATTAGGTGCATAATTGTATATCACGCACAGGTCGAGCAACAATTGGTGGTTGCGTTCCCCTTACTCGGGCAACGACACTAATTTCTGCTATGTCAACAACAATGGGTATGTCAACAACAACAATGCGAGCAACACGAACTATGTGCGCCTTGATTCCATTAGTAAACAAAAATTATACCCGGGCGAAGTAACAGGTAGTGAAAGCGGGTTTTTGTATAATAGAAGGAATTATGCTTCCTTGCAAAAAGTAGTCACCAAGTTGTGGCTATTTTTATTGCTAAAATTTGCACTTTGATATGTTTGGCAAGTTTTTGCCAGCAACATTTAGGGGTAACCCACAAAGGAGATTTAACAACAATGATTGGTCAAACATTTGATGAGGTTTTTAGTTTTAGAAACCTTTATCTTTCATGTAAAAAGTGTTATAAGGGTGTAAATTGGAAAACCAGCACCCAAAAGTATAGACTAAACGCTTTATGCAATGTTGCAAAAACTTACAATGAGTTGAAAGCCGGGAAATATAAAAGCAAAGGTTTTTATGTTTTTCGTAGAAGAGAAAGAGGGAAAGATAGAACAATAAAATCAATACACATAAGTGAAAGGGTGGTTCAAAAGTGTTTATGTGATAATTGTCTTGTGCCGGTTCTTTCAAAATCTCTAATCTATGATAATGGGGCTTGCTTAAAGGGTAAAGGGCTTAATTTTACAACCGAAAGGTTAAAAGCCCATTTACAGCAATATTATAGAAAAAACAATTATAGTAATAAAGGTTTTGTATTAACTTTTGATTTTTCAAAATTCTTTGAAAGCATACCACATGAAATGCTAAAACAAAAAGTGGCAAAGAAAATACAAGACCCCAAAATAGTAAGTTTATACAATTACTTTGTTGACCAATTTGAAAATAGTGTTGGATTAGGATTAGGTAGCCAAATTTCACAAATAAGTGCCTTGTTTTATATTAGTGATTTTGACCATTATGTTAAGGAAAGATTACATATCAAATATTATGGGCGTTATATGGATGATGGCTATCTTATACACCATGATAAAGAATACTTAAAAACTTGTTTAAGGGAAATTTTAAGGCTAGCCACAGAAATGGGGCTTAAAATAAACCTTAAAAAGACAAAAATAACAAAACTAGAAAATGGCTTTATGTTCTTAAACAGGCATTGGCATTTGACCGAAAAAGGATATATTAAAACCAAACCAAGCCATAAAACAATGGTTAGATTAAGGCGTAAATATAGAAAATTAAAAACCTTTGCAAGCGATGAACAAATTAAAACTTTTTTAGGTTCTGTTAGTGGTTTTCTAAAATTTTATAAAAATGAGAGGTTGTTTAATTATGTCAAAACATAAACTAAAAGATGATTTCCAAATTACAGCAAGCAATATTGTTATTGTTCCAAATAAAGTGTATGTAGAAAATAATGTGCTTTATTTAATTGACAATGATGAAACTGTTAAGTTTGAGGGTGGTGAATGGTTTATTAAAACACCTTTAACAGAAAATGTATATATTCCTCTTGGGCTTGGGGCTCTTCCTACATACTACATTGAAGATGCAGCAATTGTTCAAGATATTGATGCCTTTAATTTGCTGTTTGAAACTTGCGATGAAGAAACCATCTAATTGCATTACTTTACTTGTTGAGTATGTCAAGGATGGAGTTTACCATAGGGAATATAAAACTTTTACAAAAAAAGAATATAAAAAAATGCTTAAAAAAGCAAAAAAGGAGTAATTATGTTACAAAGCGTTAATTTGAAAGAAGAATACAGAGTTATTGAAGATAAGGTTTATGCAGTATTGCCAGAAACCGGAAAGAAAAGGCTTGTCGATGCTTGTCGTGTTAGAATTGAATTAGCACAAGAAAATGCAGAATTAGCACAAAAAAAGGAATTATTAGAAAATGAGTTGCGAGATGTTACAAGGCAATTGGCTAATAATACCAAACTTGATAATCAAATTGCTGCACTTGGTTACTGTAAAATTGATAAACCAATTTATAAAAGAATAGATGGTATTGTTATTTACGACAATAAGTCGCAACCAATAGTGGAATCTTATACACATCAAAATGGTTGCCCATCAAAGCGAGGTTAATATGGTAGAGATATTTCAAACTATATTGCAATACCCATTGCAATTTTTAGCAGGTTTAGGAATTAGTGGAGGTGCTATTTATGGTGCCTTTTCTTTTTCAAAATGGCTTATTTCACTATTTACCAAGAAAAGTCAAAAAGCAAAAGAAATTTTGAATAGACAGGCAATAGCAGACACTATCATCAATGCAGTTGGTGGTATTGATAATTTTATTGATAAAATTGCAGAAAAAGTTATTGAAAAATTCACCACAAATAAAACAATTGATGAATTTAAGCAAGTGTTACAAAAGATTTCAAGTAAGAATGATTGCCCAATTGAATTAAAAGCATATATTGAAACAGTGCTTAGTCAAAGTGGTAGTGAACAATTAAGTTTGCTTTATGAACAAACAAAAGCAACTTTAATAGAAATGGCAAAAGAGAAAACTTTGTCAGTAATTGATGATGGCGAGAAAGCCCTTGAGGATGGAAATGTTACACCAGAAACAAAAACAATAGAACAAGCCCAGACTATTGTTGAACAAGATATTAAAGAAGAAACTAAACCTAAACCAGAAAAGGATGAAGATATAGACTATGTTTAAGAAAACTTGGCAAAAATTTTTGAACTTATGCAAAACTAGGTGGGCATATTTAATAAGTATAGTTTTTATTTGGTTAATACCAATTATTATGCTTAATGAATATGTGGCACTAACAGAAACAAACATTGCTTTCAAAATAACCTTTATGGGTTGTTTAGTTTTGTTAGTAGTGTTTTTTGCTTTTCGTAAAAAGATTTTTGCCTTAATTCACAAACAACCCCATGGTATTATCCGTGGGGTTTTGTTATGTGTTCACAAAGCCATTACTTATGGCTTGTTTTTGGGCGTATTGTGGGCTGTTAGCACTTTTAGTGGTAAATTATACTATTGGTGGTTATTGTGTGGCATATCAATGATATTTGGCTTGATTTTTATAATGATAGATGAACACTTGGCATCTAAAAAGGCAAAGGAGGACAAAACTAATGAAACCGATAAAAATTAAGTATGGCAAAGGCAAGCAATTGCTAATAACTAGGGATGTTCTCAAAGTTGGTATTGGCTTAATTATAATTATTGGTGATGCTTTATTGGCAGGTATAATCCAATTATTTGAATTTGGCTTTGATATGAGTTATTTATTCTCATCGGAGTTTTGGACTGCATACTCAATTAAACTTGTTATATCTTATGTTGCATTGTTTGGTGCTTATGTTATAAGAAAAGTTAAAAATAGGCATAATCCCAAATTTGTTGTTCAAAGAGAAAGAATAAAGGACTGCAAAAAAGAAATTGTTAAGGCTAAAAAAATAGGTGTATGCAAAAATTGGTTAAAATTTGTATTTAATTACAAAAAGAAAGTTGAAATATACCAAGAAATTATAACCAAAAAATATGAAAAACTTATTTTTACCGAGCCAGAGAAACCAAACAAAGATGATTATGATATGGAAACTTGGCTTGGAAAACGCAAATACAAAAGGGCAATGCTAATTTATAACAAAAAGTATAAAAAGTATGCAAAATCCGAAAGTTTGCGTAAATATTATGAGGAACAATTGACTGTTTGTGAGATACATTTGCAGATAATCCAAGCATATAAAGAACATAATATTGAAAAAGCAAAGTCTTTACAAAAACAAATTGAAAACATTGATTGTATGAAAAATTATAGATTGCATTATAAAAGCGTTACATACAACAGGCTATTTAATGTAGATTTGGGAAATGTTAAACATGATGATAGTATTGAATACAATGAGGCAAGCATTTTAATTAAGAAAATACTCCCAGCAATATTTGGGGGCTTGATTAGTGTTGCCTTACTAACATCTGTTATTGTTCATACAAAATCATTTACAGCGGAAACTGTGCTTTTAATAGCATTAAACTTAATTGTAATGATTTGGTTTGTTTTTACAGGCATAAGACTAGCAGATAGTTTTGTTCTTGGCGTTGTTTACACAGCAGATTCTAATAGGATTATGATTTGTGAGGAATTTTTAGAAGATAGTGCATTAAATGGTGATGCTTGGGTTGAAAACATTGACACAGACACCGACACGGATGTTGAAGAGGAGCAAAATGAAACAACCGGGTCTACACAAATAGAAAATGTGGAAGAAATAGAAGATATAAAAATCCCACATGTTAGGGCTCCAAAGTAGGTTGCATGAAAAAAAGTATATTGAAAACCATACTAATGGTTGTTGTTTTAGTAAGCATTTTTATAGGTGCTTATTTTTTATTAAAAGCATTTGGGTTAGATGATATTGAAACATTAAGACAGATAGCCAACAAGGGCTTTTGGGGTGCTTTTATTTATGTTCTTTTGCAAGTATTTCAAGTTGTTTTTATTCCAATCAATACAACAATATTTACAATACCAGCAATTATTTTGTTTGGTCCTGTTAAGGCTTTTATAATAAGTTGGATTGGCTGCACACTTGGTTCTATTTGTATGTTTACAATTGCAAGGCTTTGTGGTATAAAAGTGTTAAAATGGATTGTAGGGGAAGAAAAGGCTATCAAGTATGCAGGTTTATTAAAAAAAGGCAAATATTTGTTGCCGATATTCTTACTTATTCCAATATTCCCAGATGATGTTATGTGTGCAAGCGCCGGTTTAGGAAAAATAAACTTTATATATTTTTGTATAGTAATTGTAATAACTAGGGCTATTGATACTGCTTGCACTTGTTTTATTGGTGCATCTCTTATAAAAAGCCCAATAGGTATTACTTTACTTGTAATCTTTGTATTAGGCATGTGTGTTTTAGGCTACTTTGTAACCAAAAATCAAAACAAAATTGACGCTTGGTTTGTAAATAAATTTACTCGAAAGAATAATAAAAATGATGGTGGGGAAGATTAAAATCCTCACCATCTTTTTTTATGCCCTATTGTAAAACAATGTAAATTACTGTATAATTTCCATTAGCGAGGTGGATTATGCAAGGAGTAAGAGTAACAGCATATACAAAAAGAAAAGCATTAAAAATGTGGCGTGAAGAAAACACCCCATATCAAAAAGTGTGTTCACAATTCAAGGTGAATTTGCAAACACTTTATAGATGGCTTGCAAGATATGATGGAACATTAGAAAGTTTGGAAAATAGGTCAAGTAGACCACATACTCCACACCCAAATGCTCATACAGAAAAAGAAAAGCAAGAAATAATAACATTGTTCAAAAAACAACCCCACATCTCATACAACGAGGCTTGGGGTATTTTGAGGCAAAAATGTGCTTATAGTAGGTCGTTTGGTGGTTTTTATAATTTTGTTATGCGTAATAAAATAAGACCACATGAGGAAATTCAAAGATATACCCCACAGCCTTATGATACTCCAGAAATGTTAGGTTATAAATGGCAAATGGATGTCAAGTATGTTCCCATTAGTTGTTATAAGGGAAAAATTATCTATGAAGATGATTGTAAGTATTATCAATATACAATGATAGATGAGGCAACTCGTGAAAGGTTTTTGTTTCCATACAAAGAACACAACATTAGTTCTACATTAGATTTTGTAAGGCGTGCAATTGTTTATTTTGGTTATGTTCCACGCATTATCCAAACAGATAATGGTTTAGAGTTTACTAACCATAAAGAAAAAAAATATAAAGATGGTAAAACTATAACAACAAAAAAAGAGCATGCTCTAGATATTTTACTTAATAAACTTGGAATAAAACACCAACTAATAAGGGCATACACACCAAGGTTAAACGGAAAGGTTGAAAGGTCACACAGAAGTGACCAAGAGGCTTTTTATAACTTTTTGAAATACAAAACATTGGATGAGTTGAAAACAAAAATGTTAAAGTGGAATATTAGGTATAATAATAGACCTCATAGTAGGATTAAAGATAGGAATGGCAAAAAGGCATTTTGGACTCCTTTGGAAAAAAGAGCCGACTTGTTGTGTCTGCTAAAAGAAAAGAAAGACGAGTTTGAAAATGTAAGGTTTATCAAGGCACAAAAAACAATTAAGCAAATTTATGCAGCATAAGTAATAGATTAAAAGGTGTTGGGCAAACCCCCTACCGGTAGGGGGTTGTTTTTTGCTGTCTTTTTTACATTTAATGCTAATTATTTGACTTTTAACATTAAATAAATTAAGATATTTTTGTATGAAACATAGAACAAAACACCTTTTAATCCCATTAAAACCATCATTTTTTGTTAAAATCATAAAAAATTTATAAAAAAATCAAAAAAAACATTATTATTTGTTTGACAAACCACATTTGATGTCTTATAATAGGTTTAATAATTGAGTTGAACCTATTTTTTATTTCCCAATTATTTGCTTATAGGTTCACCAATTAGGTGAGCCTATTTTTTATTGTAAAAGGAGGAATTATGAAAGACGATAAACAACCAAGCAATAAAATTAAGCGTATTTGTGTAGGTGTTCAATTAACAGAGCCTTTGCACAAGCGACTTAAAGATGTTGCAAAAGAAAAAAGCCTTACCGCTAGTGCAATCGTTAAAATTGCTTTGCTTAAATACTTTGAAAGCGAGGGCAAATAGCAATGAAAATATGTAAGGAGGTGTGTTATGTAATTAAAAAAATAGAGCCATTGCCTCAACCGAAACCAAGCAATGACTCGCAAGTGAAATGTGCTTACTTAATGTAACACCTTGCACCATTAGTATAGCACAAAAACAAAGAAATATGCAAGGAAATACCAAGAAAAGGAGGCTTGTAGCAAACACATTATGCAAGTGATATATGAGAATCACGAAAAGTGGCTTAATGGTAGGCTCAAGGGAATTGGTGGCAGTGATGCAAGTGCTGTGGTGGGTTACAATCCCTACAAATCAAATGTTGATTTATGGGAAGAAAAAACCGGCATAAAACAACCAGAAGATATAAGTAATCGAGATTATGTTAAATATGGGCATGATGCTGAACCATTACTTGTAAAACTATTTGCATTAGATTATCCACAATACCAAGTTAGTTACAATGATAATTTTAGGGTTAATTATAATGATGACTACAATTTCCTATTTTGCACAAGAGATTGTGATTTGGTTGATAAAGCAACAGGAATTAAAGGTGCTTTGGAAATTAAAACCACAGAATTATTAAATAGCATGCAAAAGGAAAAATGGAACGACCAAATACCTACAAACTACTATTGCCAAGTGTTGCAATATTTTATAACCGATAAAGAATTGCAATTTGTGTGGGTGAAAGCACAAATAAAAAGTGATTTTGGTGATGGCAAAATTGTGCTTAAAACAAAACATTACTATTTCACAAGAGAACAATGCCAAGAGGATATTGAATGGCTAACAAACCAAGAAATTGCCTTTTGGGACAAGTATGTTCAAAAAGGGGTGCGACCAAATAGGTTGTTACCAAATATTTAGGAGGAAATATGGAATATAAAAACTTTAACAATATGCCTTTACAAGAGTTTATAAAAATTTGTAAAAATGGGCAAGCAAAAGAAAAATTAGGTCTAGGTGGGAATAGAACCATAGAACTATACACCGGGGAAAAAGTAAATGTTTCCATTTGTGGCTTTAATCATGATGTTAAAGAAGATGGAACAAAATCAAATGTAACCTTGGTCTTTGATTTTCCAATTGATGGCGAATTTCAAATGAATAATGAATGGTCAAATATTGGTGGTTGGAATGATAGTTATATGAACAATGTTCTTATGCCTAGATTTTTTAGACTTTTACCGAAAGAATTACAGGATGCGATTGTTTTAGTAAAAAAGAAAACAAGCATTGGTGGTGATAAACAGAAGATGAAAACAACACTTAACAACCTGTTTCTATTAAGTGAAATCGAGGCAAATGGAACTATTGACTACTCATTGAAAGGTGAGGGCAAGCAATATGAATTGTTTAAGAAAGACCCAGAAAAAGTTAGGTGTGGAAAGTGGTATTGGTTGCGTTCCCCTTACTCGGGCTCCGGCCCATATTTCTGCTGTGTCACCTACAATGGGTATGTCTACAACGCCAATGCGAGCAACACGTACTATGTGCGCCTTGCTTTCTGTTTATAATCTCAAATCTCAAATGCGAAAGCATTTGTAATTAAAAATTTGCATTAAGGAGGAAAATTAGCAAATGATGGAACTAATACTGACAACTCCAATTGAAGATTTAACACCAAAACTTATTGGTTTTAATAATGAAGAAATAATTAGTCAATTAAAACCACAATTGGAAAAATACAAAAACAACATTTACACAGAGGAAGATATACCTAATGCCAAGGCAGATAGGGCAAATCTTAACAAACTAAAAGATGCGGTTGATAATGAAAGAAAAAGAATAAAAAAATATTACAACCAACCTTATGATAAGTTTGAACAACAAGTTAAGGAAATAACAGCCTTAATTGATGAAACAGCCAAAACAATTGATTTACAAGTTAAAGGTTTTGAAGAACAAAAAAAACAAGCCAAAAGAAATGAAATCATTGAGTTTTGGGGACAAGCCATTGGTGATTTGGCTAGCCTAATTAACATTGATAATGTATTTAGTGAACAATGGCTAAACGCTACATATTCAATGAAGAAGGTTAAAGAAGATATAACCAACTTTGTAGCCAAGGTTAATCAAGATTTAGCAGTTATCACATCGCTTAATTTTAAGCAAGAAACACACCTTAAAGATTATTATTTAAGGACATTTGACCTTGCTGCTACATTAAACGAAAAAACAAGGCTTGAGGAAAATGAAAAAAGGCTTGCAGAATTAAGCCAAAAACAAGCCCAAGAACAAGCAAAAGCAACTCCAATAGTAGAAACACCACAAGAGGATGTTTTAACTGTTGATTTTAGGGTTTTTGCAACAAAAACACAAATTAAATTACTTAAAGAATTTTTAGATAATCAAAAAATCAAATATGGCAAGGTGCCAACTAACAATATATAGGAGGATTTAGAAAATGTTAGCATGTAAAGATTATAACAAATTATTAAACCAAAAACAAAAGGTGGCTGATTTGATAGCCAAAACACAACGTGAGAAAGACTTAAAAGTTGATACCATCAACAAAAAATATGAAAACAAACTTGACAAACTCATGAGAAAACAAAGCGAATTGGAAATTGTTACATCAAACACACAAGAATATGTAGCAAGGAACAAGTAGGAGGGTGTATGGATAATTTAATGTTAGATTTATTAAGAACAATTACTCAAAGGCTTGCCAAGGAAAGCAAAAAAGAGGTGAAAAGCCCGGAATTATTATCATTTATGCACACCTTGGAACGCTTAAAAATTAAAGGACAAAAAATTATTGCAAAAGGTGAAAAATCCTTTAATAAACATGAATTTCAAGCCTTTATAGGTGCTTGTGCAGTATATACAACAGAGTTAGATGAAATATTCCATAACTACATGAATGAAGACCTAAAAAAGGAATTTACAAAGGAGGACAATAAACATGGCAGTAAGTAGTTTAGCAACAACAAATCAAAAAAGCCTTTCACAACAGGCTAAAAAACAAACATTTAGTATGTTTATTGGACAAGATGCCATCAAAAAGCAAATTAACAATATTGTAGGTGGTGAAAATGGGCAAAGGTTTATCACATCAATTATTAGTGCAGTTAGCACTAATCCAACATTAAGTGAATGTAGCCACCCAACCATATTAAGTGCTGCATTATTGGGTGAAAGTTTAAGATTGTCACCTAGCCCACAATTAGGACAATACTATATGGTCCCATTTAAGAAAAAGGCAAAGTTTGATAAAGGTGGCAATTTAATAGAACCAGAAACAATGGTTGCAACTTTTGTGCTTGGATATAAAGGCTATATTCAATTGGCAATTAGGAGTGGCTATTATAGAAAAATAAATGTTATTTCAATCAAAGAGGGTGAACTTGTAAGTTACAATCCACTTGATGAAGAATTGCAAGTTAAGTTAATTGAAGATGATGAGGTTAGAGAAAACACACCAACAATTGGCTATTATGCGATGTTTGAATATACCAACGGTTTTAGAAAATCAATCTATTGGTCAAAAAAGAAAATGTTGGCACATGCTGACAAATACAGCCCTGCCTTTGATGCTAATAGTTTAGCACAATTAGAACAAGGTCAAGTGCCAGAAAAAGATATGTGGAAATTTAGCAGTTTTTGGTATAAGGATTTTGATGGCATGGCACACAAAACACTATTAAGACAACTTATTAGTAAGTGGGGTATTATGAGTATCGAAATGCAAAAAGCATTTGAGGCGGATGATGCAATTATTGGCGAAGATTTAACACCAGATTTTGTTGACAACAATGAATTTGAGCAAGTAAATGAAATTGCTACAAAACAAGAATCTAATGTTGAA